ATCTTGGACTTCGATCCCGTCAGACCCTTGATCAGACCAGAGCCGACGTCCTTCGCGAGCGCGGTGGTTCGCTTCGATGGCGAGGCGATCTGCAGCTCGGACTTCATGGCGGTGATGATGTGGCCGGCCGCCGATCGCGCGGCACCGCCGATCGATCCCATCGAGCCGAGCAGCCCCGAGGCGACGCCCGCGCCCGCGGCCATACCGACCCCGGACGGGGAGTCCAGGCGGGCGCCCGCGGCCATGGCCTTGGAGTCGCGGTGGCTGAAGACCCTCTCGCCGCCCTTGAAGCGCACCAGCTCCGGGCCCTCTTCACCCACGACGGCCCAACCCGGCTTGGGGTGGCCGCCGTCGGCGAACCCGGCCAGGCGACTGACGGCATCCATTCCCGCTTGAATGCGCTTCTGGACAGTGATGGTGACGGTCTTCGAATGGACTTTGCTGATCTCCCCGACGATGTTGCGGGCGGCGCGGGAGGCCAGGTCTTGGAGCCTGACCGCGGGCTTGCGGTCCTTGATCGAGGCGAGCTGCCCCTTGGCCGAACGCACCTTGGCCTGCAGGTCGTCGATCTTCGCCTGCAAGGCGGCGCGCTTCGACGGGGGCACCGACTTCATCTGTGCCTTGGCGGCCGCGATCTGCGATTGCCAGTTGTTGATGTTCAGCTTCAGCTTGCCCGCCGACAACTTCGGGCCCACCGACGCGGCGAATCCGGCGGCCTTGTCCTCGGCGGACTTCAGCCCCTGGATGTACGAGACGCTGAACTCGCGGAACTTCCTGTCCGCCGTCTTCAGCTTGTCGCCGATGCCCGGGATCCAGCCGAACGCCGAGGCCGCGCCGTGCAGGATGCCGCCCAGCGCGACGACGATCCCGCTCGACATGATGCGGAACGCGTGGATCAACTGGGGCAGCGCCGTCACACCGGCCTGGACCAGCGTGAGGAACGCTTCGCCGCCCTGCCGGGACAGCTCCATGATCGAGCCCTTGTTGCGCTCGATGGCCTCCGACAACGACTGCAGCGGGCCCTTGGCCTTGTCGAGCTGTGAGAACGACGGCAGCAGGCTGCCGACCAGCGCCGACCCCACATCGCGTGCCACGGGGCCGATGATCTGCATGACCTGCATGACCGACTTCAGGCCGAAGCCGAGGTCCTTGAAGACCGGCGTCAGTGCCTTCGCACCCTGCCCGAGCAGGTCGAGCCCGCTCGACACGGACAGCCCCGCACTGCGGAACGCCTCTCCGAACAGCGGGCCCAGCGAGCGGGCGACCTCGCCCGAGAACCGGCCGATCGCGGGCAGCACCCGGTTGAGCATGTCGAACAGCCCGTTCAGCATCGACGCGCTTCCGCCGATGCCGACCTTCAGCCCGTCGAACATGCCGGGCAGACCACGGCCCAGCAGGTTGCTCAGCCCGGACGACAGGGCCATCAGCGTCGGCTTCGACGCCGCCCCGAAGTCCAGGAAGGCGCGGCCGAGGCGGCCCACGCCCGTCGCCATGTCGACGACGAACCGCTTGCCCAACGTGAAGTTGGTCTGAAGGTCGCGCTGGAACCCGGAGTCACGGAAGACCCCGCTGGCCTTGCGGGCGAGACTGCCGAACGTGCCGCCCAGGTCGGTCATGTTCCGGCCGAGCAGCTTGACCAGCGGGGACGCCGCCTTCACCGCGGAGGTGAAGCCCGGCAGCATTGCCTTCTGAACGTCCTTGCCGACCCCAGAGAACTCCTTCTTCAGCGAGACGAGTTCCTTGGTGAACCCGCGCGCCTCGGGAGACAACTTCTTGAGGGCGGCCGCGTACTCCTTCTTGCCCTTGCCCGCGGCCTCCATCGCGTCGCTGACACCGGCGAAAGCGACCTTCATGGTGCCCGCGGCGAGCCCGGCGCCGAGCATCATCGGGACGACCGCGCCGAGCGCCGGCAGCAGCGACGCACCCGCGATCCCGGCCACGATCTTCAGCTTGCCGCCGAGGCCGCCGCCGTCGCTCATCGAGGAGGCCGCACTACTGCTGGCCTGCGCGACGTTGTCGAGCCGGTCGGTGAGCGAGGGCATGCCGTCGCCCATCACGCGCGCGGCGTCGCCAGCGCTGACGAAACGACCGTTGAGGTCGCGCAAGCTGCCGTTCGCATCACGCGTGAACCGCTGCACCGAGTTGGTGTTCTGGCGCATGGAGTCGTCCAGGCGCTGGTGCAGTCGAGCTGCCGAGTCGCCCGCGCCGTTGAGGGTGCGGCTGAGCTCGTCGCGGCCGGTGAGAACGAAGTTGAGATGGTTCGTGGCCATGCCGCCCTCCCTGTGGTCGGGCGGGCGGCGGCCCGCTATTCGGTTGTGGCGGCCGCCTTCAGGCGGGCCTCGTGCTGATCGATCCACGCGCACAGGTAGTCGAAGTCGTCGATGGCCAACTCGTCGACGTCGCGCGCGGTGTAGTGCAGGTACAGGCCGAACAACGGCAGGTAGGTCAGGCGGCGGTCTCGGAACCATCCGTCGGGACCGCCGTCAGCTCCTGCGCGGGGGCCGGGTCTTTTGGGGCCTGCGCTTCCTTGATGGCCAGCTCGCACGCCGCCTTGTCGAAGGCAGCCTCGCGCAGTTCGTCCCATGCCGCAGAGAGCTGCTCGGGCTCGTCCTTGTACGTGGCGAACAGTTTGACGGCGAACTCTGCGACCTCGCGCTGATCGAGGCGGACGACCAACTCGTCGTCGTAGGGGTCGAACTCCGAGAGCCGCAGCGTCGGGTTATCACGCCTCTTCAGTACCCACGCCACGGTGCGCACCGAGGTGACGTCGCCCTCGCGTAGTCCTTGCTTCACCGCGACCCACTTCATGTCGGCGGTCCGCTCGACGATCTGCACCTCGGACGCGCGTAGCCGCCGTGCATCGAGGACTTCACGCGTCTCGCTGCCCTCGGCTGTGTACTCGATGATCACTGTTGCTCCTGTCAGGTCAGGCGGCGGCGCACGTCGTCCAGGACGCGGGCGACCTCGCGCTCGATACGGGGGGTGTGGGCGCGCACGGTGCTGTCCCACCACAAGGGGGTGGCGTTTTGCTGCACCCAGCGGCGGCGGTTGCCGTACACGGGGTGGCGGATACGCCCGGTGTTGATGGCCGCGGGCATGCCCTTCAGGTCGGCGGGGAGGCGCCCGCGGTCGATCCAGACGCGGGCGCCGGCACCCCCGGCGGTGGTGCGCACGCTGATACGGATGGCCTCGGCGATCGTCGCCCGCATCGGCCGTGTGGTTGGCGAAGGGCCGCCCGGCCGAGTTCGCCGTCCGCCAGACCCGATGTTCAGCTCGCGGATGGTCGACTGCAGATCGTCACGGAGCGGTTCGGCCGCGTGCCGGATGCGGCGTTGCATGGATGAGCGGATGTTCTCGTTCCCGGCAGCCCGCAGTCTGCGCTGCAGCTCGAGCAGGCTGCCGGTGTTGAGCAGGCGGACGTCACGCACCTGGCACCTACAGGGTGATGTCGGTGGAGATGTACTCGATGACCGGCTGGTTCGTCCCGTCGTACAGACCCGTGAAGCTGATGGTCGGCTTGACGACCTCGAACCCCTCGACGGTCGGCGGCGCCTCGTCGATCCGGATCGCGGGCAGCTTGATCCGGAACGTCTCGAAAAACGTCGACGCGATGTTCGGGCCGATGAACTCCCACACCAAGCCGGTCGCAGCGTCCGAGGTGTGCAGGTCGTCGAGGATCGTGTCGACGTAGTCCATCTCGAGACTGCCGGTGATCTTCACCTGATCATTGCTGATGGGCTCCTTCTTGAGCCCGGCCTGCCCGGCATAGAACCGGTCCACAGCCTGTGGACGCTCGATCTTGACGGATACCTTGCGGATGCCGTCGCGCGCAACCTCCGTGCCGAAAGGCCCCGTCTTCAGGCCCATCTGCACGAAGTGGAACGGGGACTGCGCCGCGTAACTCGCGACCACCAACGTCTGTGTCTCGTCGCAGTCCTTGCAGTCGAACTCGAACGAGGCGGTGAGCATGCCGCCCATCTCGCACGAGAACTCCGCCGAGGTGACCTTGCAGCCGACGAACGTCTTGTCCGTGACCGCGCCGGTGGTGAGCGGCACGCCCTTCTGGATCACCAGACTCTTGCCCGCCGTGTCGGCGAGCGTGTGCGTCTGCAGGTACGCCGGGCCCGCGCCCTGCTGCACCGGCGTGACCGTCGTCCCCATGAGCGCCTGAAGCAGCAGCCCCATACCCTTGTTGGTGACCTCGAGGTCGACGCTGCCGTTGGCCTCGCGCTGGGTGACCACACGCCGCGAGGACAGCGGCAGCAGGCGGCCGGCCGCGATACCCGCGGACTGAGCCGTCGTCTTCTTCAAGACGAGGCTCTCCTTGGTGAATTCCAGATGCTTGCCCGGCGCCACATAGGTGCCGTAGGTCGTCTCTGCGCCGATGCTGAGCTGGGCGCCGAGCCCGGATCCGATCCCCATGGATCAGTCCTCCTTCTGCAGCGACTTCGCCGCGGTCTTCTTGGGCTTGGCGCCCGGCTCCTCGACCGGCTCCCACGTCGCCGTCTGGCAGACGTAGGCCTCGAACCGGTCGTCCGGCACCTCGACAATCGCGTCGGGCTCGACAGTCCGGCCGGCCAGCTCAGGCACGGTCACCGGCTCGGGCCCGATCAGACGCACACGCGCCATGGGGTACTCCTCGGGTGGTGGTGGATCAGATACGGGCCCGGCACGAGACGGTGAACGACAGGCCCGCCAGGGCGCCGTCGCCGGTCTGTTCTTGGGCGAGGTTGCCGGTGGTCAGGTGCGCCCACAGGACGGTGCCGTTCAGCGTCGGTGCCTCGGGTGCGACGTCGGTGGCGCGCAGCGCCTGCTCGACCACGGCGACCATGTCGAACACGGTCTCCCTGCGCAGGCTCATGTCGGTGTCACCGGCCCGCGCCTCGGCGTAGCAGCGGATTGTGAACGACTCGTCGCGGGTGCGGGCGCCCGCCGAGTTGAACGTCTGCTCGATGTCGACAGCGCCGTCACCGCTCGGTGACCAGCCGACGCACAGGCGCCGCTTGCCGCTGAAGTTCGTGGCGGTCGGGCCGTCCACGATCGTCACGTCGGACAGCGCCGGGGCCGCGCGGAGGATGGCCAGCAGCGCGGCGACTGCTTCCGGTGCGCGTGAGGTTGTCGCCATCACGCCACCCCCGGCGGCAGCTTGTGCGCCTCGAGCAGCTGCAACACCCGGTTGGGCACCGCGTACCCGAACCCCGGGATCGGCTCGCTGACGCTGAAGTCGTCGGCGCCGCCCTGCCCGCGCGCGCTGC